ATATGATTTAGTGAGTCCAGAATGGGGTTGTAATCCTGTACCTTTATTGTGATATTTTCCTTTAGTTCTATCACGAGTACCCCAATCTTTCGCTGGTTCCTTGATACTTTCATTGTCATAATAGTATTTCTTGTTCTTACTTAGTAGGAACAAATATTCATGTGATTTAGTACATCTATCCTTCACACTTTCAGGCATAGGATTAGGTTTATGCCATATAATATCTTGCCTTAAGTACCATCCATCTGCTCTTAATGCAAATGCTAACATCCAAGGTATTCCAATTAGATCTTTTTCTTTTAACCCATCTAATTTATTACCTCGTCTTGCACATTTGTCTGGTAAATCTTGTTTAGTAGCAGAAACAGTTTGTTTAACTAATGATTGACCTTTTCCTGGTCTATAGTTATAATAACTATCACCAATATTCAACCATAATGTTCCATCATCTGTTAGATTATTACGCACCTCTCGGAATACTAATACTAATTTTTGAATATACTCTTCTGGAGATTCTTCTTGTCCTATCTGATAATCCTCCCCTCCATAATCTCTTAAACCATAATAAGGTGGAGATGTAATGCAACACCTCGCTTTTTCATCGAATTCTTTAAGTGTTTCGAGACAATCTCCAAACAAAATTGTATCTTTCATTTAATTAATACCTCAAATCCTTCATTGATTAATGATCTAACACTAAATGCTGTTTTTAATTTACCATGTTTATTCATTAACTGTGATATATTAGCAATAATAAATTCATCTTTAATTGTATCATGTATGGCAATATAATCAAACTCTTTTCCAGTATAATTACCAGTTCCTTTATTTCTTTTTCTTCTAATATCTAAAACATTAGTATTTTTTACCTTTACATTATGACGTTTAACTTGTATCTTAGTGCTGGTCTTTGCCACCATAAAATCCCATCCAGTATCCAATTTAGGTTCTATTAACGAATATGATTCATCATCAATAAATTCATAATATTGTGAAGCAAAAGCATATTCACTTGCAAGTCCTCTTAATCTATGCGGTTTCATTTGGTAATTACAGAAATTGCTGGTTGACCTTGATTGAAAATAGTATCAACAACTGCTTCAACTTTACGAGATGTAGATATACCTACTCTATCATATACTGGTACAGAAATCAACCCATAAGTTTTATTTTCACCTCCTTTTCTTATCACTCTACCAATAGTTTGACTGATACCAATGTAATCCATATTTCTTAAGAATACTGCTGCTTCTAGTCCTTTAACATTGATACCTTCTGATAAGATACTATGATGTAATACTACAAACTTTTTAGTATCATCATTACCCCACTCATTGAGAGTATTAAAGAATGATTCACGATCAACTTTTTTACCATCAACAACTGCTCCTGTCTTGGCAGTAATATACATCCAAGAATATCCACGAGCATTAAGTTCAAGGCAGAAATCAGATTGTGCTACTAGATTAACAATTTGCTTTGTAGATCTAGCACAAACTAATACTTTATCAATACGAATATCATCAATGGTTGATATAACGTGGTCACAATCGTGTTCGTGCTTGAATCTACTATCATCCACGACATCTATCTTCTTGATAGAAACTTTAGGTGGTAATATATGTCCTTCATCTACTAACTGAGGTGCTGGAACATTGACTATAACTTTACCATAGATGTCCTCATCATTCATTCCTATCTTAAAAGGAGTCTTAGAATGTTTAGGTGTAGCAGTAAAGAAATAGCAACGATTAGCATACATTGAATGATACTCTGTTGCCTCAACAAAGTTCTTCTGAACACTATTATGTGCTTCATCAAAATATATTGTATCCACCTCAATCTCTGCCTCTTGTACTCTACGAAGAGAATGATATGTTGTGAATATCAATAGATTTTCTGTGCTATTGTTAACCAAATATGTTATTTCATCTGCCTTAGTTGTNCTNTTNTGATGTGTCTCTCCNNNATGNACATGAANTACATCTACATNATCAATTAGTTCTAAGAAATCTTCACATAATTGCTGTGCTAATAGTATGCGAGGTGCAACAACTACAATAGTTTTAGGTAAACTATTCTCTGTAAATTGTTTCTTTGTATCCTCAATCATACACATAGTTTTGCCACCACCAGTGGGGACAATGATTTGACCTTTAGATTGTAACTGCATTACATCTAAAGCATCTTGTTGATGTAATCGTAGTTTAATCATAAAATAATAACAATAATAACCATTATACCATTAAAGGTATAATAACGCCATACAGACGCTTACGTGTACATTATAGCAACACTTTAGGCGACCCCCCTATGCTTTCTTTTTTCTTCTTGATACTTCTTTTTGGGTTACTGGGTATTTTAATTCACTTTCTTTACTCTTACCAGTAGATTGAAGTCTTATGTCCCTGAGTGCCTTCTCACCCTTTTTAACTTTATTTAATCTCTCTCTATGTGTTAGTCCACTTGCCTTCTGTGGTTTATAATTAGGGTCAACTGTTTTCTTTGCTTTCTTTGATAATAGTTCAGATGCAGTTTTAGTTTTAACACCAGATTTTGCTGCTCTTCTCTCCATTGCTGCTTTACGTTGTGCTTCCCTTGCTGATAGGGCAGCACTTCCTCTTGCTTGTGTTGGTTGCTGTTCTCTAGTAGATTTAGGACGCTGTGTTCCTATATCTTTACGATCTTTATATGATTTAGCAGGGGCAGTTGTACCACCACCTGCTGCCTTCATCCTTCTCTTCTCTGGTTCTGTTTTCTTTCTTTCAGCACCTATTCTTCCACCTTGACCCTGTGTACGAATCTGTGACCTACCCTGAACTTCAGGGTCGTATGCTTCGAGAATAAATTCCTGAAATGTTTTCATCAAAATATCTTTTTAGTTATTTATGGAGTAGGATTACTTGGTACTGTTTTATCCACCTTTTTACTACCTTTACTGACTAAATCATTATCGTGGAAATACTTTACTCTTTCTCTTCTAAGTTTAATTAATTGATCATACTTTATTTGTTGCTCTTTAGTATATGTGAAAGACTGTTTCTTCCACGATTCTCGCAACTCATTGAGTTGTTTAATAACTTCAGGTGGTCTCATTTTTAATCAAGTAGTTGTATAACATCAACACTTTATGCGACCCCCCCCTAGTAATCGGGTATTCTTCCCTCTTGTGATTTGTAATCTCCCACATTAGATAATATCTTCTCATCTTGATTAACATCATCATATTGAGCATAATGTAATACTTCTCTTGTTTTTCTATGCTTAACGTATTCTAATTGATGCCAACACTCTTCATTACATAATAATAATGTATGAATCTTTTTATGTCTCATTGGTTTACCAGAAGTATAGAAACAATCTGGTTTATCCCTAACACCAGTTTCTATAGTAATATACCTGGATAATACTTTCCATCCGTCTTTGATACGTTTTTCATTGTCTACTGGATCACCTTTAAAATATACCCATCCCTCTTCAATGTCTCCATTTGGACGTTTCCAAATAACATAATCGTCTACTTCGGGTTCATACATTGATAGTAATTAGGATAATTTTATTATGGAATGTAGCGACTTGCTTTTAATCTTTCAGGTGCTACTCCCTCATTTAAATAATACTCTAGTCGTGCATCACATTCTTCTTTGGTTAAGTTAACATCATTTACATCATGAAGTATATTCCATCCAGTAGTATCTAATTGTAGTAGAGTGTAGCGTTTTTCGTCAGTCATAATCAGGGTTCTTTTAAGTATATATTAAATGAAAAAACCGAGTTTGTCAAACAAAACTCGGCAAGATAATAGTCTACTGTAACCTCTAATTTTGCTGCTTCTTGTTCACATTCTTCTATGAACTTTTCCAGCATCTCATCAGTTTTGTTGAGAAAATGTTGTTCACTTGGCATTGGAATCCTCCTTACAGGTACATGATTTGGAAATGTTTCTAAGTTTAAGGTATATATTTGTCCAGAACTCAGTTCCCTCTTCAGACAACTCTAAGTTACTATTTTCTAAAGACACTTCAGATAATGCCCTCAGTTCTTCTTTTGA